AACACCTTCGGATTCTTCACCCCTTACTAATACAGGAACATAAGTTCTCATTTTTGGTGTAAGTTGTTTTGAAAGATTCCAATCGTTTCTATCACCAGTTGATTTCAATTGGTCAGCGAACTCCACTAATGGGTCTGCCTCACCATGTGTTTGAGGTGAAAGAATATTCTTACCACCAAAGTTGTAGTGGAAAAATAGTTCAATGAATGGATTTGATGGATTGTGAACGTAAGGAACGATTCTTACTTGTTGCTTGCCTGGTTTCGGCTTCCATAGATTATCAGTCTTTGTAGTTTTCGTTTGTAGACTGTCCAAACGGTTTCGGATTGCATTTAAGTCAATTGCCATAATTTACCTTTTTTTAGTTATTAAACATTTATTATTTATACAAATATACGAAAGTTTTTTCAAACTTCCAAATTATATTTCATTTTTTTTTCAACACCACTATTTAATCCCAAGTGTTGATTTGGTTACAATATACGAAAAATATTTTAAACTACCAAATTTATTTACAACAATCACATTGATTGTTACAACCACAAGTCGAGCTACACTCTACTTTTGATTCACAAATACATTCTTTGCAGTTACATTCTTCCATATACTATAAATATTAAAATTTTTTAATTAACGTCAACTATTCGGAACAATTTTGTACCCATAACCTTATATCCATCACCATCTGTAAGGATAATGGAATTACGATAATCGTTCCAATTTACTTGATAAGATTTATCTTCTTTACCACCATTTAATTCTTTAATCAATCGGTTTAATGCGTTGATTGTGTAAATAGTGTTTGATTCTTTTTTTCTGTGTACCATTATACTGTTAGGTAAAAACCTATTTTCTCTATTTGGTATGATATTGTAACTAATCACCAATTCTTTAGATGGTTCTAATTTAAGAATGAATATCTTTCTACTGAATAGTTGGTATCCATCAAAAATCTTAGTTAACAACTCTTCAAACGAAGATTCTGTTGTAAACGTACATAGTAGTTGCGTTCTCACTCATTCTCTCCGATTATATTCCTCTAGTATCTTTCAAAAAGTCTAAGGTTACAACTTTTGAACCCTCTATTACAAATGTTGTGGTATCTGTACTATTAGTTCTCATAGCTACTATATTATACATAGGTTTTTGTGTTTTTGAATCCAAAGAACTCAACATAATAGCTTCAACAGACATATACCCGTCTTGTGCTGAACTATTTACAATAAGTACATTTTCAGGCATATCAGCAAATGCAGATACTCGTTCTTCTACAAATTCTTTACCCGTCTTTAAGAACTTCCATGCAGTTCCACCACCATTTGATTTTAAACCAAATACTTTTACCAATGGTAATGATGTTCTTCCAAAGTACATTTCTCTTTCTAAAGCTACCATATCGGAAAACAATGTTCTTAAATCTTTTTGTTGATTTCCAGCTTCACCTAACATCCTACTAATACAATCATATGCTTTAGAATTGGCCATTAACTTTCTAACTAAATCTGCATCGTAATTTTTTGATACTGGAAAAGAGGTACTTCCTACGTGTTTTAAACCTGGCTTTTGTGTTTTTGTGAATACATTTTGGAAATTTTCATCTGCAAACTTATACAACGCTTTCATAGCGTTAGCATCTTTAGAAATTCCTATAACTTTATCTTCTATTGATACTTTTCCTTTTTTCTCTAAAAGTAATTCTTCATTAAGATATTTTTTATCTACCTTTAACTTCATTATGAAATTATCAACCTTTTTTTCAGATTTTTTTTGATTTTTTTGTAAACTTTTTAAGTTTTTACTAAAGAGTCCTTTAAACAGATTACCAATTTGCATTATTTTATCAATTACTTTTTTACCAACTGATTTTACAAACTCTAACCCTTTATTAAATAAATCTTTCAACCCCTCATCTAAAAGAATTTGTGAATTCTCATGTATAAACATATTTACCAAATCCTTATTAGAATACATACCAAATGTGTTTGCAAAATCCGAAGTAATTTTTCCTAATTGAGCCTCACCTTCGGCTTGTTTTAATGAAACTTGATAAAACTCTTCACCACTAGCTAATCTACATAATCCATTAGATTCATATGAAATCTTTTCGGATTCCATATTCACTAAGAATGAATCAGCATTACCTTTTACGATAACACAATCCGCAGTATTATCTTTACCACCTTCAGTTTTGGTATATGGATTTTTTATCTCAGCTTTATAATATTTATCGATTTTTCCGTGGATAATATTATAACCTTTAATTCCTTTTGTTTTACAAAACCTATCCATTCCGGCTGCAATAGCACAAACTTGAATAATATTAGGTAGTGATGCTTTACTTAACATACCTATCAATTTGGTATTCACCCAATCTTGTCCCGTTAGTGTTTTTGTTACATCATTTTTAAATCTAGTAACTAAGGCTGGAAGTGTTTCATCATCAGCCTCATTAAAATCAATCAGATATTTTTCAGCATCCATATAAACACCTAATAATGATGCAGTTTCTTTAGCATTTGTATCTAATTTAAACTCTGTATTTGATTTATAGTGTTTGAACCACTTACCTACTGTAGAACCTGCTCCTATAATATGATAAACTTTTCCATTAGCACCTTTTAAGTAAACTTCTATACCATTTCCACCACCAATTTTGATTACATCACTTTGAGCTTTAACTTTAGAAGCTGGCATTACCATCATTGGAGCTCCTTCTGGTAATTGATTAGCAAATGCTTTTTCACCCGTCGAACTCCACATAACTTTATGCCCATATCCGTACTTATCATTATATACACTTGCTTCACTAATTAACGCACCTATTTCGATTAGTAAGTTTTCTTTTAATTTTTCTTTTTCGATAGCAGTGAGAGCGCCTTGTCCCAACTTGTCAATAACTTTTTCTTTATCATCCCCACTATCAGGTCTTTCTTTATCTTCTGAATCTTCTTTTTCATCTTTTTCTTCCTCTTCTTCTATTGGTTCATCATATTCGATAGCACCATCTAAATCATCATCTTCATCACTATGTAGATGTGCCGATACTGCAGTATCATTTGAACCTACCTGCATACCTGATTCTCTATTACCACCCAAATGGAAGTTTGTAGGTGTTTTGATTGCAGATTCTATAATGTATTCGATTACTTCTGAATCGAAATCATATTCTTCTTCTAATATTTTTCGTAAGCCCTTTATGGAATTTTCGGATAAAGGATTTTGTAGTTCTGTTCCAACCTCAACCCACCATAACCTAGCTATTTCTTTAAGAAATTCATTCATATTCTATCCATTGTTTCTATATCGATAGATTTCATCTCAGAATATCTATCTCCGATTTCAACTTTAGTAGGGAATCCATTCCCTTCTATAAGTATCTTTAAATTTTGTAAACTGTTAAAATCATCAGCGTGCATATCTAATAAATATGAATCATAAGTATATAAAACCATTTTTGAGCGTTTATCTTTCAAAAAGTCCATTACCTTACTCAGAATTTTCATATTTAGTTCTGTTTCAGTTGCCTGTAACATATAGTTGAATAATTTGTTAGCATTCATATCATTTAGGTTAGATTTTGATAACTTTCTACCTAATGGAGTAGTTACATACCCTCTACGATTGAATTCCATCCACATTTTATCAATTTTGTGTGAAACTTTAGAGAACAACGGAATATGAAGATATTCCTGTTGTACTCCACCATACAATTGTCGGAATGTGATTGCTTTTGAATCGTTGTAAGGTACTCCATACATATCTGCTAAGGTTTGGTGTCCACTTACATCCATCGGAATAGGTTCATCTACCATCTTACCGATAATACGAGGATGATAAGCATCATAATCAAATTGAATCAATTTACCCCCTTCGAACCTACTAATAAATCTATCCCTACTACCATCATCTTTGTTCAAAGCTGCGTAGTTTACTCCACCAAAGTTATTTGATGGACGTGATGTTGTTGTAAATGGGTGATATTGAGTCCACTCCATCCCATTTGTAGTTTTGATACCACTCTGTTCTACTAAGTGTAATGACTTAATATAGAAATTTTCAAATTTCTTCACACAATCCGAATCCCAACCCAAATCGTAATACGATAGGAATTCGTTTCTAATATCTCTGATGGTTTCTATATGTTTAGATATTGGAATAAGGTTGTTTACCCCTTTGAAGGAACTGAATCTACGTTCATAAAACGTATGGGTTGGTGTTGGGGTAGATTTGAGTTGGGAATTCGATTGTAAATACTTTACTAAACTTGCATCAACTGAATTATCCAATGAAAGATGATTCAATAATGATTTGTTATCATACACATAACATTCGTTGAAATCAAAGTTGAATTTTTCCAATGTGGTTGTATGGTTGTCTATATTGTTTAAGTTGATTAGAATCTCTCTATCACCCTCTATATCGTATATATACAACAAAGATAACCCATCATTATGTGGGTGTACAGATACACTCTCCCATATAGGGTGAACATATACCTTATCCATTGAGATATTTCCTTCTTTAAGAAATTCAATCATACATCAAATATACGAATTTATTTTGAGTTATCCAAACAAACCTTACATTCTTTTTCTAAATATACTTTTGTGTTTTTACAAACTCCACAATCAGTAACCTTACCTGCCGTTTTTACGAATAGTAACATTTCATCTAAAATTGTGTTTATTTCTTTGACTGGATTTCCACCAAACATATTATCTAAACTACTCATATCTTAACTACAAAATAATTTAGTAGGAACTTCGATTCCTTTTTGTTTTTTGATTTGGTAGAAAACGTTGAAAAATGCTTTGTAAACTTTACCAGCATGCTCTAAGTAATCTGAATGTGGAGATTTCCACATCATCTGGCCACCACTCATATGGTGTTTATTAACAACTTTGATTTCATATCCTTTAAGGATTAAATCAACAATCTTTTTTTGAGCTGGAGTGAACTTAACACCCTCAATACTCTTTTCAAATTCTTTTACTTTATTCATATTATTCATTTCTCAATTATTACAGTACTAATATACGAATAATATTTGAATTAACCAAATTTTAATGTTAAGAAATTGTTAAGTTTTCAACAAAGTTATTAACAAATACCAATAATGAAGAATGTTACCATTAGTAGGATATATATGATTGTGCTAATATCTTTTTTTGGATTCATAGTGTTATGGTTGATAGAATTCTAAATAATCAATGAACTTTGATTTTAAGGCTGGGTAATCCTCTGAAAGTAGTGCTATTGTTCGTTTATTGGTATCAAATACTCCAGATTCTATTATATTACCCATATCATCTTTAATATCGTATAGATTACCAGTAATCTTCCATCTTATTTTTAATTTTTTGTAAAGTACATCTGATAATCCTTTATCAGTACCTATTTCACCAAATTTATCTTTGTTCAACTCAATACAAGTATCATCATATTTGTAAGCAACGTATCTAATAAAGAATCCGTTTTTTAAATCTTTTTCTTTAATCGGTTCTACAGATTTATTTGGAGTTTGAGTTTTTTTAACATCCACAGATTTAATTTCATCGTATATGAAATTTTTAGCGAAATCCATACCTTCTGAATTCTGAGTTCCGATGGTAGTTAAATCTACATATGGAATTAACTTTCTTGATTTTCCTTTTACAAAAGTAGATTTAGAAAATACTTCATCTGTAATGTATTTGTGGTATTGCCCTATATATTCAGTACCATCTATGAACATCCATTCTTTACCCAATGTTACCAAACCACTATCAATTTGGTTTTTTGTGTAATATACTCTACGTCTTTTAAATTCACTCATTACACTATCCTCATTACAGTTTCCAATGAAGTTTCCCAACCACCTTGTCCATCAAAATTATGAGTTACACCTGTTATAGTAAAGAAACAATTATCTTTTTTAAATGGTTTAGGTAATCTATCAATAGTAATCGGTGCTAAGAATGGAATACCCCATATACCATCTATAGTAACACCAAGATTTAATGTATAAATCATTTCCCCATATCTACCACCTTTTAAACCAGCATCTTTTTTACAATTCTGATTTATGTAGTTTCGCATAGCATTTTGATACGATTTGGTTTTTGGAGGGTCACATCCATCTTTACCCATAGCCCAACGTTTTTCTTTTAACTTATCCATAGTTGCGCCAGCTTGTTGTTTTGAAATATCAATTGCCTTTCCAGATGGGGATGGTGGATATAACCCCCCATTTGCTCCTGCGGGGTTTAATTTTAAAGTACCATCTTCTATTATTAGATGGCCGTTGGAAGTTCCCTTTTCTACACTTGTACGAGTAGCAGCTACTAACATATCAGAATCAAAATCACTATCTAAACTAACTGATTTAGTTATAGAACCCGCTCCCAATATTTTGAATGTATATGTACCTGATGTTGCGTTTGCTTTAGCATCATCAGAATTTGATACCATTCGTTTATTAGCAACCATCAACTCTATAGAACCTTCTTGATTATCTGGACTTAATACCTCACCATTTTTTGTTGGAATTAATGATAATGAAATTAATCCACCTGTAACTGTTTCTAAATCTGAAAATAATGTATTTAGGAAATCTGATACTTTTACTGCTTTTTTGAAACCACCTACTCTTGGAGTATCCTTTTCTAAGCTTTCATAAGTATCAATAATATGTCTTATACTAATAGCTATTTTAGCGATTTCTCCTTTGAATTTATTACTAGAACTTTCATTTTCTAAGTTTTTCCCCCATCTAGAAAAGTTTGCTTCGTTTCCACCACCACCAAGTGATGGGTCTCCATATGCACCTTGCGGACCTGGTAAGAAAAACTTATTAGGGTCAGCTGAACCAAAACCTACACCATCTGGATATTTCGAAATATCACCTGTTTCTGCGATAGAATATGTATTATCAGAACCTTTAATTTGTGCGTTCAAATACTGAATTAATGTATCTAAATTAGTGAACGCAATATAATTTTCAGTATCATTATACCATTTGGATTCTACAATCAATTCTGCTGCCCCAAATAATCCATCTATATTAGCGACTTTACCACCACCTATCATTTTAGCACGTTTAAATCTTATTTTATTATCACCTAATTTACTAACATCAGATGCATCATCTTCAGAACCTAATCCGAATGCTTTTCTAAAACTATTTTCTAAGGATTCTAATAATTCTGGTGTTTTCTTTTCCCCTTCATCATCTGTTACCTCTTCAGCAGGAGTTCCCATTTCATCACCTGCCCATAATCCAGATGGAGACATACATTTAATTGTACAATCAAACGCACCATCATCTCCTAAACCAAAACTAAAATTATATACATTTGCTTTCACCGAACCCTTATTACATTTAGCACCAGTTCCACCTATCCAACCAAAATCAAATTGTATTTCAGCTCCAGGCCTCATATAAACTGATTCGGCTAAATCTAAATCATCTTGTGTATAAACAGTGAATTGAGCTTCAATTTCATATATGTAAGAATCCGTATAATCTTGTGCTCCTTGATTTGATATACTTACAGATTTCAATAATGGTTTGAATTTTTTTATACCATCTTCTGATGTGTATAAACTCTCAGGTGTACCACCATTAGTTCCATCACCCATCTTCATACCAGGTATAGCCTCTATAATTGTTTTAGTATCACCAGTACCCTGCATTTTTATATAAGCATATTTTTCATAGTTCCAAGAAACACTTCGGTTTGCTATAGAACCACTTCTCGCATTAAGCTCTTTAGCTAAATCATCAGGAAACGGCTTATCAAAGGATATACTCATAACTTATTCTATTTAATTGTTTAACTTTTCATATTCATCTTGTATTTCTACAAATCTATGTGGTATTCTTAGTTGTGTTCCGATTGGAACTTCTAAATCACCTTTACCTAAATTATTAGCTCTAGCTAATATCCACCACAATCTTGCATCTTCATAGTATTTGAAAGCAAGATTATCTAACCTATCACCTTGTATTGATATAATGTATATATCATTAGATGTTTTTTCCATCTTTGGATATCTGATAGTTTTTTTGTATCGTTTACCCTTTTCGGTTTTTAGTATTTCTATATCTTCGTATCTATTTGCCATATCTTACCCTAAAAAGTCATATACTTTATTTGAATATTTTGGTTTTTCGTTAGCTAATAATTTTAATCCTATACTTACATCAACACCCATCGATGCACCCATATCAATATCCCAAGGAACTTCATCTGAGTATGTATATGATAAACTATCAATAAAAGTTAATTGGTCAACATACATTGAACCTAAAGTGAAATCCATAAGGATACCCTGATATCCATTTGTACCATATTTAGGCATTGTCATAGATGCTAACCTAGATAGTTTTTCATACAATGGTACTAATTCTGCTTTTGTAGTTGGATATACTTGAAAATTAAAACTTAAACTTCTTTCAAAAGTAGAATACTTAAATGCTGAATCTGCTCTACCATTATATTTTTGCCCATCCCAACTTGGTGAGAATGTTTCCGTTAATCCACTAATAGTACCTCTGAATTGTAATCTAGAACCACCACCACGTAAATTAAATATCAATTTAACTAAATCATTTGCCTCATCTGCATCTATTGCGCCAGATTGTATAGGGTCAGCTGCGTGTGATATTTCATAATCTGTTCTATCCGCCCCAACAATTCCAGGATTCTGAAATCCGAATTTGGCTTCTAATGAGTTATCTACATATTTTGCTTTTTCTGCTCTACTCTTATCTTGTCCAGGTTCTAATAAATCTCTAAAATCGTTTATTTGGTCATCACCAACACACCTATCAGGTCGGTTTCCATAAGCAACAGTTTCATAGGATTTTATAAGTTCACCACCATCAAATCTATGTAATGGGTGTGGTGAATCATTTGTATTGATTGTTATATCATCAAAGTTACTAACACTAACATCATCATATTTAGTGTAATTACCATCTTTTAGTTTTTTTCCTAACCCAAAGTTTTCGGCTTCATCGGCATCTAATGGTGTATCATCACCATAAGTATTAAATTCATCACCACCAGCAGGCCCCGCGTTGAATGGACTACCAACTGGGGTGTACCATTGATAATGATTTGCTCTATTAGAAGCTTCTCTTTGTGATTGATTATCAAATGTATCAGTACCTCTAGTCGTAAGACCAGGACCCATAATATTGATACCA